CGGCGTAATTCAAATGCTCGAGCTGCAACAACCCAACAAGCTTCGGGTCACAGTCAGCGGCACGGGCAATGCGATGCTCATGGTTACCAAGAGTGATGTGCCGATCAGGTAAATACTGTGCGTGTTTGTGTTCACGCTTCATAGCGTTGAACTCGTCTAACGGTTTGCACAGCACATCGAACGCATCGTTAGCGGCGTCAATGTCAGCGACATACCTGCGTCCCTCGAACGATGCTTTGCCGACGTCGTAGGAACTCAACGACTCCATGTCAGCATGATCACCCAGATGCACAATCACATCAGGTTTGCGATCAACGATGTACTGCCCAATCCAACCCAAATGATCTGTAGGCACACCCGGCTTTGCTTGAGTGTCAGGAATGATGAGATGGGTGCGTGGATTACCAGCGTCGCCGGCCTCGATGGTGGACTGATTCATGCCTATCAAGTCGTCCATCTAGCCGCTCAACTTTCGTGTCGACCCGCTCTATCGAACTATGAATGTCAAGCAACCGGTCAGCAACATCAGTGATTAAAGCGCGGCCCTCTGCGTGTTGTGCAGTGTTTTCGCGTCGCAGTTTGGTTAGCTGCACGATCGCACCAACAACAGCACCTAACACCAGGGTGATTGCGGTGGCTATGCCAAGCCATTCGGCGACACCGAAGCCTTGGCTGTCAACTATTTGTGTTGCCGCCTGACCGAACATGATCGGTCACACACGCCACGGACGCCACGAACCATTTTGGTTCTGAGTGCGATACGCAACCTGATTCGTAGTGCTGTTCCACGCGCACACCTCGAACCGTCCATCTTTGTTTTGTGCTGCTGTGATCGAGTCCACACCGAACGGTTGACCATCGTTGAGCGCCACCCACGGACCCCAATTACCGTTCGGTCGTTCCTGCCAACGATGTGTGACCTGACCAAGAACACAACCGAACTGCACAATGCCACCATCAAACTTTGTCACCATGTGCATCAGTTGCTTCTGCTTTCCTGTGGCACCAGTCAACCGGCGCATGAACTCTTCTACCGGCCATGACGGGCCGGGGTCTGTGTGATCGGTACCAATACCAGCGGCACTGCAAAGACCGTGTGTGGTGATGCCACGCTTGCCGGCCTTGAGCCCTTCAACGTCTACCCATACGCGTGGGATCTCGTAGCGGTCACATAACGCTGCAACCAGCTGCACGACACGATCTAATTGTTGTGATGGTGCACCTGATGCAAGCCAATCGGTTTGATATGCGTACCCTGATTGCTCGATTCCTACCGATGGACCGCCGTAGTACCAGTTTGCTGAACCAACATGCCATGCCTGGTCGATCGGATGAACACCTGACCACACGTTGTCTGGGTCAACCATGTAATGCGCTGACGCCCTCGGTGACGTGGGCCCTGCGAACCATCGTGCAACCTGTTCAGCGCGACCAGGTTCCAACGGGCATTCCATGCTGTGCAGCACGATCAGTGTCGGCGTTTTACCGGCTGTTGACCAGTACCTTGCCTGTATGAATGGGATCGTGTCGAGATCCATTAGAGCGGTGCCCCACTAGGCCCGATGTCCTCGACGATGAACTTCGTTGCTTGCACAGTTGACCCAAGTACGTTGATCGAGTTGGCGATGCCTTGCATACGAATCGTGTACACAGCCGAGGCAGCCGAGGCGCCAATCCAACTGTGAGCAATCTGGTATCCCGATGACACCGTTGAGTAGAGCTGCGCCAAGCGACCGACGGATGTGCCGGCAGTGTTGTTGTAGACCTCAGCGACAATGCCGCCGCCGGTACTGGTGTCCGACACCGACGCGATGAGAGTAAAACGCAGATAACGGTTCGCAATGTACGTTTCAGTGGACCGCAAACCCGTTGCAAGTTCAGCCATCGTGGTAGTGCGCACACGATCAGTGGAATCAGTTTTTACTGTTCGAATACCCCAAGGTGCGTTCCATCCTGGACCTTTCGTCCAGCTGCTTCCGTTGTATGTGTAAAGACCTTCTGAGCTATCACCGGACGCTATGTAACAAACCATGCCATCAATCTTGTTGACACCGGTAATGGCTGCATCACGCGCAGCAGTCGTAGCAAACACCATCACAGACTGAAAACTGCAGTATGCGTTCAGATCAGCCGCAGTGAGAACGTCACTGGTTGACCATTTTTTGTACCCACCCATTTGGACTCCTCAGAAACCTAGTTTGCTGGTGTCTAAAACACCTTTGGATGACGAATTGAGAACAAAAAACAGTGTGGGCGCAGGTCCAAGGTCAAACGCAAACACAATGTTGTCCGGTGTGATTTCGCATTTCACAGACTGAATCTGCAATGTTTGATTAATTGCGATTCCAATATTCTGTGGCCGGCGTTTTACAACCACGCGTCGACCAATCATCAAAGACAACAACTGATCGATTTCAAACGATGTGTGACCACGCAGAGTTGTCCCAATGGATCTGATGCGCACCTGCGGAGTTTTGTAGCGACCCAACAGATAGGTGGCAAGGTCAGATGAGAACACATCATCATCAGTGATCAGATCTGTGATCTGCAACGAACGCGGCCAATATGACTGTTGTGATGTCGCATCAGTTTTGGTGACTGTCGCACCATTCAACCTGGAGACTGTCACAGCGTTAGCGATGTCCTGATCACTGTATTCAATCGTGATTTCTTGGTAACCAACTTCGCTACCGGAATCACCGAATGTGATCGAGGTGGAAGACAACACATCAGAAAAACTGGTGCGTGTCAGAAAATCGATCCCACCATAAGTGTTCGCCACAAGGATTCCTTGTTCAGCTGCTTCACACTCTTGCAGTGCAGCCAACACAGTTTTTCCTTCAGTGTTGATTCCTTGAACATTGGAAACACCAACACCGAAATCAACTGCGTCAGTCGGCCAGCTGATCATGTCCAGGATGCGTTGTGCGCGTTCGTCTGTGCGTTCACCAGACGCAAACTGTGTGATCCCTAGTGCGTAGTGGTCTGCAACTTCTTGTGCTGTGAAGCAGCGTGCGTAGTCAGCGTATTCGTCGATGACACCGGTGAACTGTGCGGTCGAATAGTACGTAGACGAATAGTACGGGGTTCCACCAAGCCTGTTTGCGTCCGGATAAACCACTTCACATGGTTGTGTGGTGGTTGGAGTTTCCGCGCGTTCACCATCAACCCACAAGGCTGTTGTGGTTCCGAATACCAACACCACATGGTGTGGTTTGCCATCGTTCACAATCACATTGGACACAAGGTTTTTGAAGGTGCCGGTGCCAGGTTGACCAATGCACGCTGTGATCAAACCCAACCCAAACGCTGAAGCCATCCACGCGTACACACCTGAATCAGCTGCGTTGACACCAAGCAACCCATAGGTTTCAGCGTCTTTGGATGTGGTCTGAATCCAAAATTCTATGGTTCGGTCTGCTGTCAACCCTGAATCTTCAACTGGTCCAACTGCGTAGAACACAGATGAGAAGTCACCTGCACCATTGGAGTCATCTTGGATAAGTCCCGGCACTGTGGTGTTCGACCCATATGGTTGTGTGTTGTTGGAGAGTTTCACCCACCGCCAAGGTGTTTCTGTGCTTCCACTGTTAGCAATGGTGGAACTGGTGCCATCATCGAAACGCAACCATGTTGTGGGTGTCTCAGACGCAATCTGTGTTGCGTAATAACCAGGAAGCGTGATGTTGTTCAACACTTTGAAGGTGTCAGAAAGGTTCACGGTAACGGTTGCGTCACCTACTAGTTGATAGGACTGCGGCCACCCATCGACGTAACCAAAAAACAGTGTGTAGATGTTCGTCGATAGGAATTCGTCCCGATGTGAAATCGTGATTTGCACAGGTCGCATAGGTGTAAGCGCACCAAAATAGGGTCCACTGGAATGCGCAGGATCAAACCTGCGATCAGCGTTCGACAACACAATTTGTCCTGAACCTGTCTGAAAGCTCTCTAGTTCTGTGGATCGACCACTCGAGAAACTCACACCACGCACATAGTCCGTGACATCAGTCCACACGATGTCACTGAGAAGACCACCAAACGGAACAGTGTTGGAACCAGCTGTTGTGGAGAAACCAATTTGCACGAACACGTTGATGTCGTCAAACCCAAACGATGTCATGAGCGCCAACCAGAACCAGATCTGCGTTCATACGCGACCAACGCTTCAGCAATGGTCTGACCAATTGCAGCTTTGTCAGCTGTAGGGGACACAGACACATTGATCGTCACACCAGCACCACCACCGCCACCACCGTTCATGCGACCCAGCAGCATTGCTTGCTGATCTTGGCTCAACACCATCTCACCGGTCTGCAACATCATCGGCACATTCGCACCAGGCATACCCCCAACAATGCCACCAGTATGCGCAAACTGTGTCAGCTTCGGAATACCGAACGTCTTGCCACCAATACCGGGCACCCAGCTAGGAATGTCAAACTTCAAACCACCAACGGTGCTATTCCAAATTGACACGACCATGTTAAACGCAGCCTTAAACGCACCAATGATCGCATCTTTGACACCATTGAACACGGTAGATATGCCATCTTTGATCCACTGGAACTTCTCCCACAACCACTGAATGCCACCCCAGATCAAATCAAACGTCGTCTGAAGGATCGTCCACCACAACTGCAGATAGGCGATGATCATGTCGATGATGAATTTCACACCTTCACGGAACCAGTCAAACTTGTTCCATAGGTACACCACCGCAATGATCACCAACGCAATGATCAGAATGATCAGCAACAACGGCCACGTGACACCAAGTTCAGCGATCGCCAACGCAGCCATCACACCAGTCAGAATGATGCCGGCCACAACGATCACCCCAATAGCGATCTGCAAAGCAAGCAGAGCACCCTCATGCTCTTGGAAGTACTTCGTTACCTGATCGATCTTCGGGCCGATGATGTCCATGACCTCACCGACCTTGTCAAAAATGCCCGACGCAATCGGCTCAACAGCCAACATGATCCGATTCTTGAGCTTCGTGAACTTCTCACCAAAGTCTTCGGTGTCGGTCGTGGCTTTGCTGATCGTGTCGCCCTCACTGATCGACTTCTTCAAATCATCGTAGGACAACTTGCCTTCACGGATCAGCTGACCCATTGTGGCGCCCTTAGTGCCAAACGCCTTTACCGCAATACCAGCTGCTTCAACGTCACCCGGCGCATTCTTGATCGCAGCAAAAGTCTCATCAAGGTATGTTCCTGCGTCTTTACCTGCCTTACCAGCAAGACCAAGATTCTTCTTCAAGAACGGCATGACGTCACCAGCGTCGATGCCGGCCTTGGCAAGCGAACCAAGAAACGCTGTTGACGTTTGAAAGTCCATTCCCGACGCACGCAGCACCGCGCCCGAATCGCCAAGCGCCTTCGCCAGATCGGCAACAGGCACACCAGTCTGCTGGGCAGCACGGAACAGTACATCAAGCGCTGGTGCCTGATAACCAGCAATTACCCCAAAGTTTTGGAATGCCTTCGTAACAGCATCAACATTGCCGGCGAGGTCAGTGCCCGTCATCGCTGACAGATCAATCAGCGATTTCGTGACATCCTCCAGCGGCTTGCCAGTCAAACCGAGTTTGCTGTTCAGAGTTGCGATCGTCGCAGAAGCTGCGTCGAATGAAGTCGCAGTTGTTGAAGCAACAACCTTCAGGGACTCCTTGAGACTCTCGAGCTCAGCACCGGTCTTGCCGGTATTCGCACGAAGATTGTCGTACACACCATCGAACGTCTGCCCGATCTCAAACAGTGCACCAGCTGCAACACCAGCTGCACCAAGCACACCGGCACCGAGCCCGCCGGCCACTTTCGTGGCTGACGACAACCCGCCCTGGACCTTCTTGTTCAGCTTGCCCATCTCGTTCTGGGCTTTCTTCAGCCCTGCGTCGTTGAAGGTTGACAGAACACTGATTGTCACAGCCATGATGTCAACCCTTCGTTGATGGGATTGCAGCTAAACGCATAGATAGTTCTGATTCGCGACGGTGGATGATCTCGAGCACACCGGCTTGGAGTTTGGCGTCACCACCGGCGTTACCCCACGCACGCCACAGCAACCGCGGTTCTTCGCCGTGATAAAGCGTCATCGCTGCGATCATCCGTCGACCACTGTCAGTGCGGCCACCTTTGCGCCCCATACCCTCAAACGCTGAACCGGCACCGTCTGTGTTCCGTAACTCCCAAGATGACACGACAGCTTCACCGGGTCTACGTTTCTTCTTCTGACCCTGACGGACCACAATGCCTTTGGAGATTGCACCCTGATCCCAGTTCGGGAGCTTCCCAGCAGTGTTGTCTTTGCCTCGTCCTGAACCTTGGCGCCAACCAGACAACGCCACATTCGGCACCATTGACTTTGCGTCAGTGATCACAGGTTTCAAATACGCACGGATCTCTTTATCCATCGCACGCTTTAAATCCGGTGCGAACTTCTTCATTTGTTTCTTGAGATCTGCGTAACCCTTCAGCGACGCATCCAACTTCACCTGGTCTTTGACATCAGGTGGATTGGCGAACAGGTCAGCGATGTCTTGGACAGATACGTTCGCCATAGTTCTACCTGCGTGCTTTCGCTTTTTCGGCTTCGCGTGCCTGTTCTTTGAGTACTGCCACAATGGCGTTGAAGATCTCCGGTGGGCACTCAAGCAGGTCGATAGGACTGATGTTGGTAGCCACAGCAACCTGGGCTACCAACAACGTCATCGACTCTCTAAAGGGAGTGCCTTCTCATCAACTGCTTCGATGCTGTCGATCTCACCAAGCCACTCATCGAACGGCTTGACGATCCGCAACGCGAGCTGCGAACCACGCCACGCCACATAACAGAGCGCTTCATACGAAGCTGTTTCGGCTGCGAACAGCTTCGACATTGGCTGCTTGAAGTGACGTTCAACTTCGACGATGACCTTCGGACCGATGTTGAGCTCATACGAATCACCAGCAACTTCGATGACCCGTAGACGCATGAGCCCGGCCATTAGGCAGTGGCCTTCGTGACTAGACCGTCAACGGGGAATGTCACGCTCGCGGTTGCCAATTCGCCTACCTGCGCATCCAGAGGCATCCACTCAGTTACAAGCACGTTGAACGTGTAGCTAGGGTTCGTGGCACTAACTGCGGTGCCGTTCGGCTTCACAACAACAGCGGTCGTGGAACCCACCAGCGGGTACAAAGTCGCCTCGACGGCAGCCGCTGCGAAGTCCTGGTTGAAGTCGATAGCGACGGTGGAATCTTTGAGCCCACCGACGCGACGCTTTGCGGTCTGACCGAACGTAGTGGTTTCGAGCTCATTGACGGATGTGGACAGGGTCACCTTGGTGATGTGCGAGGAAAGATCCACGCC